CCCGGCGCCTGCGTGCCGTGATTTCCTACGACATTCAAATGGTCCTTCTGCAGAACGACCTTCTCGAAAGTCTCGGTCGCCGGCGCGCCCGTGCCTTGCTGGCCTACCGGGACGAGCTGGTTGCGCAACAGGCGCCGGACGTAGAACTGCGACACCTCGCGCTGTCGGACCAGTCGACGCCGCGAGACGATCGAGGCCGCGTTGGCCTCGAACCCCTCGGGGTTGGCTAATCCGAAGCCGGTCACGTCACACTTCCTCGAATGTGACGGAAGCCTGCCACAGCGTGGTGCCGGTCGGCGCGACCGGGCACCGCATCACAAACGCCTCGGCGCTGCCTGGAGCGAACATCAGTTCCTCGCCGGGAGCCGGCACCCAGATGTAGCCCGTGAGGTTGTTGAAGGCGTCGTCGACAACCGGGGTGAACGTGCCCGCGCCCTCGGCGGTGGCGTTTGTTCCGGCGGTGCCAGCCGCGCCCGCCGTACCGCCGGTGATGCTCGCAGCCGGGTCGCGCTCGCTGTGCTTGGCCAACAGCGGGAAGGTGCCGCCGCCGACGTTCACCGAGGTCAGCGTCGCGCTGAACGCCGACGACTTGCGCCCGAGCTGCACGCGCACCTGCTCACTAGTTGCCGTTCCGCGCTGGCTGAAAGTGCACCGCACGATCTTCAGCGGCGTCGTGGTGTTGGGTCGGATGCAGACAAGCGTCGTCGCCGCGCTCACCGTCAGCGGCCCCGTCGAGATGGTGTAGGTGTAGCCCATGGTCAGATTGTGCCCTTGATGCTCGGCCCGACGCCGTGCTCGCCGATCTGCTGCACGTCGAGGGTGAAGGTGGTACCAGCCGACGGCGTGTAGCCGTCAGCAGACTGCTCGGATGCTGGGTAATCCACCCAGCGGTCGCGGATCGTGTTGGTGCCGGTCAGGCTGGCCGTGATGGTCTTCTGCCGCACCACCCGCTTGCCGCCGGCGTCGTAGATCGTGAATCGGTAGCTCTCGACTGGCTCGTCCATCGGATGCGGCAGCACGGTGCCTAGCGGGACTATCGTCCGGGTCCACTGGCCGACGACCGAGAAGCGCGCGTCAAAGGTGCCCGCCGCGATGCTCTTGGCCACCCACCGCACCGGCAGCGGCACCGCGTTGCGCCGAGGGGTCACGATCTGGATGGCCTCCACGTCGTCGAGGCTCAGGCCGGCGGGCACGATCTTGTAGGCCACCGCGTTGGGCGTCACCTCGCCGGGGAACTCGCGGTAGATCACGTCCGAGTCGAGCATGACCAACCGGCTACCGACGGGCACCTCGGCGCAGGTCGGATAGCCGCTCAGGTCGTAGGGCGCGCTGGTGTAGGTGCCGCGCAGGCCACGGCCCCAGGTCGTCAGCCGGTAGGTGTTGCTGCCCACCGCCGTCACGGACTGGAAAGCCGCAAGCTCGACGGTGCCGTCGGGCCGGATCAGCGCGCACCAGTTGGCCCCGCCGAGCAGCTCGGCCAGCGTGCGTGACTGGAGCTGCTGGCCGGCGTAGGTCGGGAACGTCACGTCGACCGACACCGCCGACGGGTTCAGGTTGCCGTTGTTGACCCATTCGACGCTTTTCCCCTGGGGCAACGCCGTCACCAGCTCGCCCACCTTGGCGCGCTTGGCCGTGATGTCGACGACGTCCCAGGTGGTGCCGTCCTGGCTCTCGTAGATCGCCGCGCCGGCCCACGGTCCGCCGGTGTGGCTAAGGGCGATCTGCAGGCCTGGGCGCAGATTGCGCCCCTCCAGGACCGCAGGGCAGTCCACCAGCACCGTCTCGATGCCCGACGCGCCGCCGACCTGAAGCGGAGGCTGACCCGCCGCCGACTGCACCGGCGAGCCGCCCATGGCGAGGTCGAGGTCCTCGGCAATGCAGGTGACCGACACGCGAAAGTCGCTGCCCACGTCGCGCTGGATGATCCGCCCGAGCTGCGTGCGCCCGCTGTCGTCAGTCCACTCGACGAGGTCGGACTCCAGCAGGTGCAGGTAGTTGACCGGCAAGACGAAGACGAACCGCCGGCGGTTGACCCAGGCGCGGCGCAGCAGCGTTGCGGCAAGGTTGGCCGACTCCTGCCGCGACAACACCATCTGCGACAGGTCGATCTCCTGCTCGTTGGTGTGCTCGACGCCCTCGGGGTTGCGCAGGCCGAATAACTGGTACCCGTCGGCGTACTGGTTGTCGGGGTCCTGGTGCCGAACGCCGATCTTCGTTGGCAGGTCCTCGATGGCCTCGTCGGTGATGGCCCACTTGTCGTCCTTCGCCTCGTCGCCGTCGAGCCGGGTACCGAAGTGCGAGAGCGCCGCGCCGTTCTCGATGGCGACGCGGTCGGCCTGGCCAAACTCGGTGAACGTCAGTACGCCGTCGCGGTCCTGGGCCATCAGTTGCCCGGCCAGCAAGATCGGCTGCAGCGCCGTGATCGCCGGCACCGGCCCACGCAGGTACGCGCCGAGGAACGGGCGCGGCGTGATCGCCGACACGTCGACCGCCGTCGGCGAGAAGTTGCACCGCTCGACGAGGATGGTCTGGATGGCGCGGCCCCAGTCCATCGACGCATCCGGGTCGATGACGGCCTCCATGCTGTACGGCAGGCTGTCGCCGAACTGCGTGGCGAAGAACTGGTCGAGGCCCTGGTACGCGACGCCCCGATAGCCTGGCACGTTGCCGCTGCCCTTGTCGGCGACGATGAGCGCGTCCTCGCCCTGCGTCTCGGTGCCGCTGCGGAAGAACGCGGACGGCGTGAACGAAGGCGGGAAGATTCCAGTCGTGAAGCCGCGATCATCGAAGAACTCGATGCGCGGCGGATTCGTGATTGACTGTGGGAACGTGGGCGGCGGTATGGCCGTCGGCGGTGCGGTGGTCGAAGACGGCCCCCAGGCTTGAAAACTCCCAGCCGTGCCCGCACTCAGCGCCAAATAGACGCCGACGCCGCTATAGACACCGGCGTTGCGGATCTGCAGCTGGTCGAAGCGGTTGAACAACTGCGAGACTAAGTTGTTGGTGCTGCTGGTCGCGTTGACACCTATCCAGGTGCCAACACCGAACGGGCCAGGGCTTACGCGATTCGTTGCCGCCTCGGCAAAAAGAACGTTGTCGACGCGGCGAATGGTCGCCGGCGCAAAGGCATTGCCAGCGGTCGCCGCGATGCCTGCGAGGATCTGCCCGCTGTATTCCCGCAGCTCGATGTAGCTCGGCGTGGTGCTGTGACCCACGACGGAGGTGACCTTGAAGTAGCCCGTGTTAATGTCGACCCCAGCCGTCTGCACCCAGTCGCGCAGCTCGACGGCGTCGTTGACGGCGAACAGGTTGGCGAAGTCGTTGTCGAGCGTGGTCAGCGCCGTCAGCCGGATGCGCGGGCCGACCTCAATCGACAGCACCATGCGCGACGACGTGATGCCGTAGATATTCCGCGTGCTGTAGATGAGCTGCTTGCCGTTGCCGTACAGCGAGCGCATGGCCAGCGTCGGGCGGTCGTTGAGCGCAACGACGGCGTCAAAGTAGACCTTGCGCTGTTGTACCTGCGTGCCGGCCTTGCTGCTGCCTGCCGTCGACTCGCGCACCTTCGACGCCTGCCAAAGGATGTGCGTCGGAACTCGCACGCGAGCGCCAAGCGCGTACATGCGCGGCGCGCCCGGCTGGTTGCTGCCGATCGGCGTGTCGAGCAGGCGCGGCGATGCCGCATCTTGCCGCTTCTTCCCCTGAAGCGCGGGCATGATGTAGTAGTAGTCGATGACGGCGGCACCGATGCCGACCGCCCAACCGACGACGGGGACAGCGGCGAACACGCCCGCCGACATCGCAACGCCTGCGCCTGCGCTTGCCATTACTCAATCCCTCGGATGCGCCAGTAGGTGTCTACCTCGCCAGGCCACGGAACCAGCTTGACGAGCTGACCCTTGCCCCAGGCGTGAACGACGCGAGGCGTGCCGCCCTCGTCGTAGCCAACAGGCACTACGACGTGCCGCGCCTGGCGTCCGGCGCGCACCTGCCACAGATGCGCGCGCGCTGGCTCGTAGACGCGGTCGCAGTAGGACATCAGCCCGCCGGCGAGCTGGTCGCCGCCGGGGACGAGGCCGTAGTCCGCCGTCTCCGGCAGCTCCAGCCCGCAGACCACCGCAGCGGCCCACGGCACGCCGACGCAGTCGAGCGCGCCGCCGATCGTGCGCCCGCGATGACCAACCGGCGTACCGACGCAGGACAGCACCGCCGCCAGGAAGTCGGCGCGCGCAATCATTGCTCCTCTGGCGGTTCGATAAGCTGCTGCGCGCTCGGCGCGTAGGGGTCGCCGCCGAAGTTGAGCACGTTGTTGAACTTGTCGCGGCAGGTGCCAATCAGGCCGTCGCAGCCCACCTGCACGATGCCGTAGTGCGACGTCGTCACATCGAACGGCGTCGGCAGCAGCAGCGTGATGTCGCGGTTGTTCGCCTTGTAGTCGGCGATCGGGAACACGCGCCCGATGTTGGGGCCGTTGGTGAACAGCACCGAGCCGTCGCGGAACCACTGGTCAGCCAGCGCGCCGTCGACGCCAGCGATGCGGAACTCGTACCGCCCTCGCGTCACGCTGGTCACGATGAAGCCGCTCCCGATGCGGTACCCGATCGTGTTGGCCGGCTGCGTCGTCCAGGCCGAGTCGAGGAAGGCCTGGGTCGCCGTGTTGCTGATGATCTTGCGAAGCTGACCCGCGCCGGTCGTGACCGCGCCGTTGGCGGTCGTCGTGAGCCACCACTGCTGCGTCGTCGAGCTGGCGAACTGGTTGGGCGTCCAGGCCTTTGTCGTGTCGATCACCGAGTCGTAACCGACCGACGTGGCGACCGCCGAGGCCGTGCTCGTCGCCGCCGCGTTGATCTGCGTCCAGGGACTGATGTCCTTCTTGCAGAAGCGGTCGCCCAGTCGGTACTGGCACTTGGTGGTGAAGAATCCGCCGAAGCGGCCCGCCTGCGGGCGCTGAAGCTGCTGCGTGCGGCCCTCCAACGTCGCGGTGAACGTCGCGCCGGTGCGAGTGATCTTGCGGATCCAGCGGCGATGCCGAGCAAACACCACGTCGGGCTTGCGCCAATCAACGAGCACCTGCCGCACCTCCGCGCCGAGGAAGTTCTGCGCGTCGAGGTCGGTGCTGGTGATCTGGATCTCGTCGACGATGCCCTGCGCGTCCTGGTCGCCGCTGCGAAGCGCGCCCTCGCGGCGGTCGGCAGACAGCGCGCCCATGATGATGGGGCGGTACGTCCGGCCCTCGAACGTGAGCTGGCGGTCGTGGTCAGTGCACGCCACTTCGACGCCGTCGCTGCGCACGATGAGCAGCAAATGGCAGATGGCCTTTGCGTGCTGGAACCGCAGGCTCTCCAGCGCCTCGTTGCCGGGCCGGGTGGTCACAGGGTCACCTGCGACCCCAGCAGGGTCAGAGAGCCGATGACAGTGAGCGTGGCAGCCGGTAGCCGTCGCGTGCTGTTGCCCGCCGCGCCGCCCGCCGCGCCGAAGATGCCGGTGAGGTTGCTGTTCTGGCCGGCGTTGCCGACGACGCCGAGGCCGCCGCCTGCGCCGCCTGCTGCCGCGAAGGCGTTGGGCTGGCCACCGAGGCCGCCGGCCATCAGGCCGCCCGGCTGGCCCGCGCTCGACAGGTCGCCCTGCATGACCGGGCCTCCTGCGCCGACGGGGGCGCCAGCGCCGCCACCGCCCGAGCCGCCGAAGTAGTCGATGCCGTTGTCCCGCCGCCGCGCGCCGCCACCACCGCCGCCACCGCCGCCGGCGATCGTCGCGCCAGCCGCCACGATGACCGTCGGCAGGTACACGTCAAGGCCTGGCCCGCCCGCGCCGCCGGCGGTCTGCCCGGTGCCGTTGACCTGCATACCGCTGCCGCCGAGGCCGCCGCGCCCGACGATCATGGCCCCGGCCTCCATCTGCAGCAGCAGCGTCGAGCCGGTGGGCCATGCGCCGGTGTCAAAGCTGCCTTGCTCGGTGTTGCCTCCGCCGAGGACGACGCCGGCCCCGATGCGGCAGACGATGGCCACAGGCCCCATGCTCGACGTGTAGCCGTACTGCCGCGAGATGTCCCGCCGCAGGTTGGTCACCGTCGCGCTGCTGGCCGTGTAGGCCACGACGTAGGGGATGCGCACAGCGTTCAACGCCGCGCTCTCCGCGCAGGTGATGCTTGACACCAATGGCAGCCAGGTGCCGTCGGGCATCGCGTAAAACTCGCAGGCTTGGTTCACGCCGACAGTGAAAAGATACGTGGTGCGCTCATTCACGTCGATGGCGAAGCTGCCAAGGTTGACCACCGTCACGGATGGCTTGCACCCGATCGTGCAGTCCGTCGCAGACGGAAGCCAAAACTCGATGCCGATGTCGTTCGGTCGCACAATGTACAGCCGCGCGCGGTTCGGCCCGCTGTCGAGCTGCGCGTAGTACGGCGAGTCGCCAAGGTTGAGCGTCACGTCGAGCGCGCCGCCGCGTTGCTCCTCCAGGGCAGTCATCAGTACGTCACCCACGAGTACGTCGTCGAGGTGCGCACCAGTCCCACGCGAACCGTCGTTCCGCTGGTAATAGTCGTGACAGTCGCGCCGGCATCGTCGCGCAGCGTGATCGACGCGCCGCCGCCGGTGTGCAGCAGCGTGAACACGTGCGGGCCGGACGCCTGGTAGGTCGGCACCGGCAGGAACAGCGACAGGCCAGCGCCAGACGGCTGGTACGTGATCAGCGCGCCGTCGTTGAACGCCAACCGGTAGCTGCTGCTGATGGTGCCAAGCGCCTTGCTTCCACCATTCTGCCACCGCTCGGGCCACTCGACTTCCGCAAGCACTTCCTGCACGTCGAGCGACGGCAACGACCAGACGCCGAACGCATCAGCCTGCAGCCTCGTCCAGCGGTCCACGTCGAGGGTGAAGCGCACCGGCACGTCGAACTGAAAGCCGGCAGTGATGACGACGCCGACGCCCGGCGCGGTGCCGAACTCGATCTGGCCGGCGCTGTTGACCGTGAAGGACGTAGTCGTCACGCCGTTCAGCGCCGCTACCACCGTGCCGCTCACCGGCAGCGTGATCGTCCGCGTGTACTCGTTCGGCCCGCCCACCTCGTACCGCTTCACGAGCTGGTACGTCGTCACGGTGCCGTTGCCGGTGCCGAGGATCATGTCGAGCGTCGTAGGCGTCGCCTGCCCGTTGCTGGCGCTGCTGTAGTCGCTCCAGTCCTTGCACCGGAAGCTGTGCAGCGCGCCGCGACGCGCGAGCGCGAACGCCTTCAGCGTCTGCGCCTCCTGCGACGTGCGCAGCTCGGAGCGAAGGCCCATGCGGTGAACGCTCTGCGACTGGCGAGCGACGCGGTACTCGTGGCCGCTTGCCGTCTGCTGGACGATCGTCGAGAAGCCAGCGCCCATGCTGCTGCCGTACTGGAACTCGGGAGGCAGTGAAACGTCGTGGAAGGCCATGATGCGCTAGTTTCGTGGGGTCTCGCCTGGAGCGGTCAAGCCTGCGTTCCCGCCGGCCTGCGTCTGCGTGAGGCCCGAGACAGCGCCCCGGAAGATCGCCGCGCCAACATCCGACAGGCCCTGGCGCGCGATGCTGGCGACGATGGAGGCGAATGCCTGGCGCAGCGTCGTGGTCTTCATCAGCACGTCCGCGAAGGCGCTGCCGACCGTCGCGCCGATGTTGCCGGCGTAGTCAGCAGCGCGGGCCATGTTTTCGGCGACGCGCTGCGAGTCCTCGGCCTCCTTGCGCTTGTATTCGGCGATCAGCATGGCCGTCTGGGCAGCGCCCTGCATCCCGCCACGGAAGTAGTCAGTGCCGCCAGCCTGCGCCGGCGTCGGAACCATGCCCGTCTCGCGGGCGCGCGCGCGGAGGAAGTCCTGCGTTTGCTCCGCGTTCAGGCCGACATCAGGCATACGCCCGCGTTCAAACTGGCGCACAGTCACGCCCTGCATGCCCGCGGCGTAGCTGCGATTCGTGTAGGAGCCGCCCTGCCGCATGTAGTCGAGGGCCTGCTGGTTGCCTCGCGACGCAAGGAACCGCATGGCGTCCATGCCCATGCCCGACGCCTGCAGCTCCTGCATCGACATCCCGCGCCCCATGGCCTGCTCGGCGGTGCGCATCAGGAGCGCCCGCCGCTGCGCGCCGGTGTCGGCGTTGATGCCCAGGTACTCGGCAGCCGCCTCGGTGGCCCGAACCTTGCGAATCTCCGCGCCGAGTTCGCCGTAGGCGTCGGCGGCCTTCTTGGTGTTGTCGCCGAAGACAGACATCGCCGTGCTGATTGCCCCGATCGCCGTCGCAATCAACAGCAGTGGGTTTGCCCGGACGACAGAGCTGAGGGTCATCATCACGGACTGCAGTCGACCCGTCGCCGCAGCCGCCGTGGTAATCTTGGTGCCGTAGATGTCGTAGGTGGCCGTGGTCTGCTGAATGCCCTGCGACAACTCGCGGAAGTCCTGCGCCGTCCTGCCGATCTCCAGCAGCGTCCGCGCCGCGCTCGACGCCGCCGCCGCCGCGTTCAGGTCGGCGAGGGCCTTGGCCGTCTGCGAGATGCCGCCGGCGACCTGGATGGTTCCACCGGTGGTCTGAAAGGCCTTATTGAGCGCCTGGTCGGTCAGCTTCACCGACTGCGTGACCTTGCCGAGCGCCTGCTGCGCCTGCTGCGCGCCGCGCTCCATGCCCGTCGCGTCGATCGTCAGGTCGAGCACGTTCGCCATCAGTCGCCCTCGCGTTGATCTCTTGGACGTACACCCGGTCCATCGCCTTCAGCATCCGGCACCAGCGCCGCCGCTCCTCGCCGCGGATGTCGTGGTCCTCGCAGTACCTCGACACCTCCAGCCAGGACAGCGCCTCGCCGCTCGACACGTCGCGCCCGTCCATCAGCATGGCCCAGGCGTTCCAGACCGGCATCAGATCCGGCGCCAGCTCGGGCGGCTCGGTCGCCTCGTCGCGCAGCTCGTCGGGTACTCGCCGGCCCTTGCGGCGCAGCCAGTCCCGTAGCCCGGCCTCGGCGGCCTGCTTCTGGGGTCTGGTGCGCGTGAGCTGCCATCGCAGGGCCTCGATCAGTTTCCCGACGCTCGGGCTTCCTCGTCGGCCAGCAGCGACGCCTTGTCCCTTGCCGTCACGAGGATGAAGTCCAGGAGGTTTGTCCAGGCAGCATCGGCCAGCATCCGGGCCGCGTCTGCCACTCGGTACGCCAGCGGCTGCCCGCCCACCGTGAGGTTGTGGCAGCCCGCCCACAGGGCCTTGGCGGTCGCCTGGGCGAGGATCTGCCGCTCGTCGGCTGCCGACAGCCGCTTGTCGCGGATGTCGATCAGGAAGGGCCGGCGGGCCTCCTCCAGGGCGCGCTCAAACTCGACGCCGGCGGGCCGGATCAGCACCGCCGGCACGTCGCCGGGCTGACCGCGCACAGGGACGCCCGACAGCGTGCCGTCAGGGTTGCGCGACAGCGCCCACCAGACGCCGCCGGCGAGCTTGGCCTCGTCGAGCTTGCAGGTGTTCAGGTCCATCGGCGCAGCCTATCAGTCCCAGCGCTGCATCCGGCAGGTGATATTCTGCGTCGCGTCGAGGTATCCCGCCACCGACAGAGCGCGGAAGATGTCGCTGCCCGGCCCCGTCACCGGGATGCCGTGGTCGGTGATCTTGCACGTCGGGATGGCGAACGACCAGCCGCGGTTGCTCGCGTCCGCGGCGAACACCCAGAAGTTGGTGGCGTTGTTCGCCAAGAAAGTCGTGTGGTCTTCCTGGTTGTCGAAGTACGCCGAGGCCTGCACCGCCGCGCCGTACTGGCCGCGCGACATGCTCACCGGGCCGAGGGACGCGAGCTGCTCGCGCGGGGTGATGTTGTTCGACAACGTCAGCGTGACCGACTGCGCCGGCACGTCGGTGTCGGTCGTGCCGTTGCCGAGGATGATCTCCTGCACGCCGATCGGGTCGAGCGTCGGGCGGGCCGTCATGGCCGAGTACGTCGCACCGGCGATGAACACGTCGGTCGTGCCCGTGTTGCCAGTGACGATACTGTCCCTGGCCTCAATCTGGAACGTCACCGTGGCGAGCTGGTTGACGGCGAGGTTGATCGTCGCCGAGTTGAAAACGACGCCCCGGAAGATGTGGGCGCGCTGCAGGTCCAGGTGCGCCACCTCGACGGTGAAGCTGGGGGACAACAGGGCGTTGGTCGTGCGCGCGGCGCGGCTGACCGTGACCGCCGAGCCGCCGGCGGTGAAGTTCGCCGCACGGTCGACAGTCAGCGTGCCGGTGACGCTCGCCGTCACCCGGTAGAGGCCGTTCTCAGCAGCGACCGACGAGCCAGTGACGCGCACGATGTCACCGACGGCGAAGTCAGTGGCGAAGGCGAACGCCGCCTTGGTGATGGTCTTGGTGCCGCCTGGAATGGTGCAGGTGCCCGTCGAGGCAGCCGCCGTCGCCGTGGCCGACATGATCGCCTGCATGGCCAGGTCGAGCGCCTCGCCGCTCGGGCTGTGCCGCAGCTCGCACGGGATCGTTCCCGTCGCGCCTCGCCCAGTGCGCACCATGTCGTCGATGTTGCGCGTGGTGTTGATCACGTTGCTCGGCGTCTGCGTCACCCGGTCGGTGATGCCGTGCCCGGTGATGGGCAGGATGCGCATCGTCGGGGTCGCGGGAGTCGTGCCGTAGGTGCTCTCGGCTACGAGGGAAATGCGGGTACGGAAACCTTCGGCCATGGTCAGGTAGTGGAGTAGTCGGCTTCAAACGGCACGCGCACCGTGCGCGACGCCAGGGCGTCCTCGGCGTCGAGCGCGCCGACAACGGTCGGGGGCGGCGTGAATCGCACCACAGGAGATGCGATCGTCACGCCACGGAAAGCGTCGAGCACGGCCTCGGCCTTGCCCAGTATGTCAGCGTCGCCGCGCTCGCGAGGCTGCGACAGGCGGACCTCGACCTCGCCGACGGCACGCCAACGGCGCGGGCGCCCGAGAGTCAGGAGGCGCTCCTCGCGCACCTGCACGGTCACGCGCGCGGTCGGGACCGTCGAGGCCACCGCCGGCGCGTTGTCGTACACGACGACGAGGCCTTGCGGCGTCGCCACCTGCGAGATGAAGCGGCTGCGGATGGCGGCGATGGCGGCAGCTTGGCTCATCGGCGCACCGCGTAGAGTTGGCGCAGGCCTTCCAGGGTGGGGCCGAAGACGCCGTTGGGAGCCTGTTTTGACCAGGGCTTCTTGCTGCCGCTGCCGTACTCGATCACCTCGGCATACGGCACCGGGCACGTGAAGTGCACGCGGACAGGGCGCGTGATGGTTGCCACGACGGCCCGCATTTCCTGCGTCACGCGCGCACCGCTCGGGTCGACGCCCGGCAGCTCGGTGCGCAGCGGCGTGTTGATGTTCGCCTGCAAGTTGCGCCGCATGTGGCCACCGACGTAGCCCGCGCGCCGGATGATCGGCAAGCCACGCGCGCGCCTGCCCTCGTTGATGGCCCACGCCTCAGGGTTGCCCACGGGCGTGTTGATGACGAGGCCCCGGATGGCGTCCTGGCACACCTTCTTGAGCACCTGCACGGGCTGCTTGCGGGCGTTGTCGTCGACCCAGCGGTTCAGCTCGGCGACGAACTGCGGCGTGTTGCTCACGGCGTCACCTCGCCGGCGTCGCAGCGGTAGCCGGTGACGACGCCCTGCACCGCGTACTTCTCGACGGCGACAAACTGCCACGTCTTCGCGCCGACGGTGATGCGGTCGCCCTTCTTCGGCACCAGCGCGAGGCCGCTGGCAGGGATGTACCACGTGGCCGTGACGCTCTGGTCGATGCCGGCGGCGGCGTAGCGGCTCACGTCGCTCACCGGGCCGTCGGCAGTGACGGTCGCCGTGGCCGTGGTCTCGGTGACAGTCCCTGCCGCCGCGTAGGCGGTCGCCGTGCGCACGGTGAGCGTCGCGGTCTGGCCGAACGTCGCCGCCAGCTCCGTCTCCAGCGCGAGGAACTCGTCGGCGAGCGTCATAGGTCCAGCCACCCCCAGCTACCGCCCGAGGACACCAGGCCGGCGGTCTGCAGCATCCGCTCGACCTGGACGAGCTGCGTCTCGCTCGGCTTCGTTCCGGCGTACGTGACCGACTTGGACGCGCCAGACGCCGCCGAAAGGGCCTCGCTGCGGATGTCGCCAGTGGTGCGGACGGTCGGGCTGATGCTGACGCCCTGGATGTGCATCAGCGCCATCGCCGCCGTCGCCTGCTGCAGCCGCACCGGGATCACGTCGCTGGCAATCTCGTTGCCGGCGCTGTCGTAGGCGTACGTGCGTGGCCAGTCGAGCGCCTGCGCGGTCGAGTAGCGGAAGCCCGACCAGCGCCCGCCGTAGCGAGCGTCCAGCGCCATCGTGGCCTCGCGGATCGCGGCCTCGCGCGTCGCCACCGTCGCCGACGACCAGGCCGACGGGTTGCCGTAGCTGGCGTGGTAGGCGTTGGCGAACGCCAGCGAGCAGTACGCCGTCGCCGTCGCGCTCGCGGTGCCCGTCTCGACGACCAGGCCAGGAGCGTCCCACGTCAGGTCATACGGGAAGGCGTTGACCTCGACGAACTGCTGGTAGTTGCCGGCGTCAAGTTTCGTTCCGCCGAGCGTGATGTTCGCGAACGTCAGGTCGTGCGGCGTGCTGACGGCGTCGCGCCCGATGATGCGCGACACCTGCCCTGGCACGTACTCGCACGTGATGCCGTCGAACTGCATGTCGAAGATTTGGCCTGCAGCGTTGTTCGCCGTCACGCCACCGAACGGGTACGTGCGATTCTCCAGAGACCACAGGCGGGAATACAGCGGACCCCACACCTTCAAGTTGCTGACTTGCACGTTGAAGACGCCGTTGGCTGCGTTGGCGTTGGTCTGGTCCACCCAGCACGCAAGGATGCACTGCGCACCCATGAGAGGGTAAACACCCTCTTGCCCGCTATCGGCGTCGCCGAGCTGCATCGCATGGCAGTCGACGATGCGGCCCTGCGTCGAGTCGTTCACAGGAAAGCCGAAATAGTCGATGATGAAGGCGTTGGCCCGCGCCGCTACCGCGAACGTCCCGTAGTACTCGTTCACCTGCCCGCTCTGGACGACAATGCATGTGTCGTCGCCGGTGTAGCCGAAGCACTCCACTACGGTCCCACGCGGATCTCCAAACGACTGCTTGCCAGGGTTGAATGCGTTGCTGTTGAACGTCCACGGGTTCAGGTACTGGACGTTGCGCAGGTAGTGCGCACCGGCGCGCTGCAAGTAGAAGGGCCAGCGCACAAACGTCGGCCCCTCGATACGCAGGTTGCGCGGCGTCAGGGCCGAGTCCGTGGCGATGGCGCAGTACTTGACCTGCGTCTCAAACCCGATGTCCTGCTGCGCGTTCGAGGAGTCTGCCAGGCTGGTCAGCACGCCGTGGCCCTGGATGCGCACGCCAGTGTTGGCCGCCGTCAGGTTCGTGATGTCGAAGCCTGCGCGGCGGTAGCCTATGACCGAGAACGCACTACCCGCAGTGGGGTTGGTCGTCCAGGCCGGCGTCACCGTGATCTGCGTGGAGGTGTTGCTGACGATCTCCCGGATCTGACCGGCGCCAGTGCCTGCCGTGATGCGCACCCATGCGCCGGCGACGCTGAACTGGTTGGTGGTCCAGGACTTGGTGCTGTCCGTGATGGTCGTGGCCGCGCCTGCCGTGGCAACGCCTGTCACGTCTGGCGTGTCAAACACGACGACCGCGCCGCCCTCGATCGTGAGCGTGCAGCCGTCGTTCAGCGCGAAACCTGGCTCAATGAGGTAGATGAACCCAGACGGGAAGGTCAGCGCCTGGTTGGCGGCGACCGACGTGACAGGTGCCGCCGGGTTGAACTGCGCCGCGCCGATGGGTTCCTCGATCTCGGGCCGGCTGACGAACAGATGCACGGGCGTGCGGCGGTCTCCGTTGACCTCGACGCGCAGGCGGTTATTCGCTGGCACGACGAGCCGAAGCTCGCCGTCGACGATCGACTGCGTAGCGACGCCTCCCGGGTACACCTTTGCCTCAAAGATCGGCCCAGCGACGAGGCGCACCCGCACGTCGACCGGCTCGTCAGCGCCGATCGTAGTCCAGTGGCAGCCAACGTTTCCGGCGCTGTCCCAGTATTCGCACTCCGTCTCAGCTACTGCATCCCACTGCATTGTGAATGCGGCGCTCTGCGCACCGCCGACGGCCCCAGCCGTTACGATGTACTTGCTGCTCGCCAACAGGAACGATGGCGCGAAGCCGGCAGCAGGAACGGGCTGGGGGTAGACGGTGACTGCCATAGGATGCTGAAAGAGTTGGCCCCGCCGCCGTGGCTACCACGGCAGGCAGGGCAAGACCGGCTTGCGCCGGTGGTTGGTCACTGCTTGATCAGCCACGCGCCCAGGATCGTGACGCTTGGCGTTGTGCCAGCCGCCGTCAGGCGGAACCGCACGTAACGCGCCGTGCAGTAGTGGAAGGCGTTGGACGCAGCCGTCGCGCCGCCCTCGGTCGCCTGGATCCAGTTGTCGCAGTAGAAGACCCTACGGCCGTTGGGCATCGTGTCGAACGACGCGCCCGGGTAGCCGATCAGGTTGCCGTTGCCGAGCTGCATCACGCCGAGGCGGTAGGCGTTGGTGAAGGCCGTCGAGTTTGAGCCTTGCAGCTCACACGTGTAGACCTCGTCGCCGTCGGCGACATCGCAGGTCGTCCAATCGACTAGGACGGCCATCTTGGCGAACGGCGAGACGCTGGTCGTGTTGACGTTGAAGGCCGGCGGCAGCAGACCGAGGTCGATCACGCGCGCCGCGGCATCGACGGTTCCGTCGGTGGAGCCTGCGGTGGTGCGCGTGATCGTGTCGGTCAGCTTGTCGGCCTGGTCCAGCGGGAAGTTGTAGGCCAGGAAAGCCATGAGTTCACTTCTGCCGCAGCGTCAGCCACGCCGTGTAGTTGAAGCCCGTGGCGACCGTGCCACCGACGATCGTGCGGATGCGGATGTACCGCAGCGGGACAACGGTGTTGCCGTCGCTGGCGCTGGTGATCTGGACGTTGCTGCCGGTGATGACCAGGCGACCGGCCGGAGGCGTGTCGACGCCGTCGCCGTTCGCGCTGGAGTCACCGAAGCTCTGCTTGACCAGCTCGTAGGGCGTGGTCATCGCCGAGTCCGTCGCGCCCTGGATGACGACGGTGTAGACCTCGTCGCCCGTAGCGACTTCGCAGGCCGTCCAATCGACGACCACGTCGAAGGCGTGGAAGCCGGGGCCGAGATCGACGACCAGCGAGCCGTTGGCGGTGTTTTGGACGAGGCCAGCCGCCTTGAGCTGGAGCGAGTCGTCCAGCAGATGGTTGAAGTTCTGGTGTGCCATGTTGGTGCTCCTGGGTTCAGGCGATCGCCGTGGCGTCGCTGATGTCGTACAGACGAGCGACGCAGCGCGGGTGGATGTCCACCACGTTGCAGTACCACTCGACGCGGGTGCGGAAGACGGGCTTGCTGTCCTGCTCGCCCAGGTCGCGGACCTCGATGCCGCCGTTCTGGACCATCTGCAGGCCCATGTCCGACATGGACAGGACGTAGATCGAGGTCGAGCTGTCGGCGTTCTCGTTGAAGCCGAGGCCCTGAAGGCCGGTGCTGGTGCCGAGGATGTCGGCTTCCAGGATCGGCAGACCCGCGTAGGTCGTGATGATGCGACCGAACTCGTCGCGCGAGGTCGCCAGCGACGAAGAGCTGCGCATGAAGGCCGTCATGTTGACCTTCGTCTTCTTCGCCATCAGCAGGTGCGTCGGGTTGTCGACGGCCTGGATGGCTTCGTCGAGCGACTTGATCGACAGGCCCGCGCCGCCGCTGTTCTGGATGATCTGGTCGGCGTTCTCGCCGCCGTCCACGACCGCAGTGCCGAAGCCGCCGCCGTAGCGGACCTGCAGGCCGTCGAAGCCGTTCACGTCCGCCGTCGCGCCGCCCGCAGCGGTGACGCTGCCCTTGACGATCTCGTAGGCGATCCGCTGCGCGAGCAGCTTCGCCTTCATCGTCTCATGTGCCGACCGGATCTCCTGGCCGTGCGTCTGGACGAGGTAGCGGTCCACGTCGAGGTCGCCGCCGATGATCTTGAGCGGGACGCTGCGCGTCTCGACGGTGCCAGCGCTCTCGGTGTAGGAGCCGTTCACCGCGCGGAACTGGACCGAGCCAAGGCCGGCCTCGCGCGTCCACGCGAAGCTGTTGCCCTGGATGGTGACCATCGGCATTGCCGCGAGCAGAGGCGAAGCCTCCGCAAACGTGGACAGGATGCCCGCCTTCTTGAACTCGCCGTTGTTCTGCGCGATCAGCGCAGACTGATACAGACTGACTGCCATGGTTCTCTCGTGTGTGTGTTGGCCCACACGAGAACACCGACAGACAGCCTAGCCCGGACGCTACGCAGTGGAGTTTCCACGGTTCAGCAGTTCCCTTGTGGGCAGTAGTTGCTGCCCGGGGTTTGCTGCGCGACCGGCACCGCCAGTCTGCGAGCCGCCACCGGATCCACCGGCGGCTGGAGCTTTGAAGAGGCCGCGCGTCGAGGATGCGTCCCGCATCTCGGCAATCAGCTCTTCAAATCCCATCGGGTCACTGGAACCCGACTTCTTCGCCAGACGCGGCTTCCCGCTCGCGTCGACGATGGAATGCTTGAGGTTTCCCGCATCGTCTTCGTCGATGCGGATGTGCTGCTTGGCCAGCGTCATGATCGCGTCCATCGCCTCCGCGCCGCCGAGCTTGGCGACGACTGGAGCAAGTTCGCCCTGGATCATGCGCTCACGCAATGCAGCAGTGCGCGCGGTCAGCTTGCCTTCCAGCTTCGCGCGCTCGTCTGCCACCTTCTTCTCGACGGCGGCCTTCCACTCGTCGATCTCCTTGCTGCCCTTCAGTTGGCCGGCCTTCAGCTTCTCCAGCGCCTCACGCGCCTCGGCTGCGGCGGCAGGGTCCAATCCGTCGAACGCCTTGGCGGCGGCCTTGGCCGCGTCGCGCTCGCTGCGCGCTTCGACGAGAGCCGACTTGAGGCCCTTCACGTCCTCGATCGCCCACCCGTCCTTCAGCCCGGCCACGACGAAGACGCTGCCTTCTTGCTTGGCAACGTCGCGCAGACCCTCGGGAAGGTCGCTCAGGCTGTCGGCTACGAGGCGAAAGGGCATAGTGCCTTCGGGGTATATCGCCACCCAGGGAGCGCGCCTAGGGTCAGTTCTTGGCCGCGTCGTCGCGCATCTGCTTGCGCTCGTCGTCGATCATCTTCGCCAGCCTGCGCCCCAGCTCGGCCAGCATCTCGGCCCGGTCGCCGGTGCAGATGATCACCGCGCACTCGACGCCGTTGGGCGCCGGCCCGCTGGCGACGGCGATCTGGTATCCCTTGCGGGTCATGTGGTGCACGAGGTCGCCGGCGCGTGCCAGGATCGCCTGCGTGAGGTCGGGGTCGCGGGTCACTCGTCCTCGGGGTCGGGGATCAGGTCACGCTTGCGCAGCTCGTCGATGGACAGCGGCAGCAGGTCGCGCCCGACCATCTGGTCGAAGGTCAGGTCGCCGGCGCGCCACGCCGCCGCTCGGCTCGGGCCGAGCATCTCGTCCTGGACGCTGCGCGGCTGGCCTTCCAGCCAGTCGGGAAACGTCGTTTCCGCCGGCACCGGTCCGTTGACGCTGGCGCGGTTGCCTATGACGTTGCCGGTCCAGGGCACGATGGTCGACCTGCAGTTCGGGTGCAGGGGAGGCACCGGGCCGGTCCCCATCTTGAACACCTTGCCGTCGTTCGCTGCGCACTGGATCGACGTGCGGCTATCCAAGGTGGCGATGAACTGCCACTCCTCGACGCCGAGCTGCTCAAACGTCTGCTGCCTGGTCGTCGCGCTGGCGTGACTCGCCGCCGTACGCACTAGGGCGCGCACCTGGTCGACGTTGGTCCCGCTGATGAGGCCGTCGGCGTATCCGCCCGCCTTGGTGCCTCGGACGGTTCGCACGATCTCGTCGGTCGACAGCCCGCGTTGCACGCCGGTCTGGATGGCGAACTTGGCGTTGTCAATGACGCCGTTGTCGCCGCCGACCAGGCTGTCGAACCACTCCTCGGTGGTCGCGCCGAGGTACGGGCGCTGCTCGACGGCGGCCTCGATGCGCTGCAGGCTGATCGGGCGCACGCTGGTCAGGCGCAGGACCTTTTTGGCGCTCTCCTGCACCCAGCCGGCCTCCTGCTTCACCAGCTCGCCCAGCTTGGCCTTGGTGCTGCGCTTCAGCTCCTCGACGCCCTGCTTGACGAGCTGGGACGCCTCGGCGATCAGCCGGCGCAGCTCGGGCGTCTGGTCGACGATCACGTCCGAGCCGCGCCGGTCGAACGTCGCCATGCCGGCGGCGATGCGCTTGACCAACGGCCCTACGACGAGCCGCCGGAACTCCTCGGCGGCGTCGTTCTGGATGCCGCGCACAGCCCGCGCCACCAGCAGCTCATGCCGGTAGAAGCGGCTGATCCACTGGCCGGCGTGCTCGCGCAGGGCAGCCCGCAGGCGCTGCGCCTCGGTCAGTGGCGGCGTTCCGGTCACGTGACGTTGCCGATCAGTGTGAGTCGTTCGCCGACGGTCGTGCACGCCAGGAAGTGGACCTGGTTGTGGGCCAGGTGCATGTCGCTGGTCGTCGCCGCCGTCGCCGTTGGCGCGATGCGGGCGTAGATGCGATCCGCGGCGGCCGCAGCCGGCGGCACCGAGATGCGCCACGCGAGGCGCTCGATGTCACGTCCTCCGATCGTCGCCGAGTTGGGCTGCGTCGTCGCGGTGATGCTGGAGGTGGTCACTGAGGCGTTGCTCTCCGAGGCCAGCGCCTGCGAGCGAGCCATGGCGATGCTGCCGGGGTTGGCGAACTGCGGGGCGATCTCGACGAGCGAGATGTGGACGGTTTGGGGCATCTGTCAGTCCTCGGTCAGGGGTTGGGTTTGTTGGTTCCGGTCATTGGTCTACCGGGCTGTAGGTGTGCGGGCATTCACGGTCAAGCCACGCCTTGCGCGTCTCGCGGAACGACCGGAAGCGTTCGGTCGTCGCCCCGCAGACCTCGCACGAGGCGCTATAGCCGATGTGCACGTAGGTGCCGTCGGCGACGCGGTCGTAGCAGCGGTACATGTACCCGCGCCCGCCGCACCGGCAGGCCTGGGCCAGCCTGCCGTCAAGGTTCACGCCTCGGCCTCGTCTTCGTCCTCGGCGCTCTCCTCCTCCTCCTCCTCCTCGTTGTCGCCGGCGGCGGCCTGGCGGTCCTGCTGGATGCTCGCCAGCATCGCCGTCATCTGGGCCTCGCGCCCGCGCTCCTTCTGCGCCTCCATCTCGGCGGCCAGCGCGTCCGGGTCGTCGACCGTCGACAGCACGCCGCGCGCAGCCAGCTCGCGCAGGCCGACGGCGAGCGGGATCTGGCCAGCGTTCAGCAACGCCTGGATGACGGGCACGTCGGTCGCCTTGCCGGCGATGAGGCTGGAGTCGCGGTAGAGCGTCCAGTCAAAGTCCTCGGGCAGCGCCACGCCGACCATCTCGGCGGCGTACTCGATGGCCTGGTAAACGGCCCACTCCAGGCCCTCGATCCAGCGTTGCGCCTCCGACTTCTCGTTGCTGTCGGCGCGCACCTCGCCCGTCGCGGTAGCAGGCCCGGCGACGGCCATGATGGGCTGCATACCGAGGGCCATGCACCGCTCCTCGATGCGCTTGATCTCGACCTCGCCTGCCGACAGCGACGTGCCAGCAATCTCGACGAAGCTGATGTCGACCTCGTTGCTGGTGTCCGTGATAGTCGCGCCGGGGCCAGCCTCGGGCCTAGACTCAGCCATCTGCGACGACACGCCGGCGATCTTCAGGATGGGGCTGCGGCAGTAGTGCAGCGCCTCGCCCTGCATCGACAGGCTGTTCCAGTGCGCGACGTTCTGCCACGCGAGGTCCTCCATCGGCGGCTCGCCATGCAGCGCGCCGATCCGCTTGGTGTAGATCGCCACTACCGGAACGCGCCCGAATCCGTGCGCGATCGTCTCGCCGAGCCGGTAGCCGCTCAGGAACTCGCGGGTGGCGAGCTGCTCGCGGTCGGGGTCCTGGTCGCTGCCGGCGCGGTACCACTTCTGGACCACCTCGGGCGTCCAGACCTCGACCATGTCCGACAGCACGTCCGTGCCGCCGACGGGCGACGAGGTGTAGTACCAGTGCCGGAAACGCAGCTCGGTCACGACCTCGACGCCGTTGCGCATCTCCGTTCGAGCGCCGACGAAGTTGTCGGGCGCGATGCGGCGGAAGTACGGGCGGGCGTCGACGGCGTCGGCCTCGACGAGGCTCATGCCCTGCGTCGGCACGTTGTCGACCAAGAACAGGCCGAGGCCTCGGTCGATGGCGTCCTCGTAGATCGACTGGGCGAAGCCCGACAGCGAGGTGCCGCCACGGTCGGCACTCTGGATCAGGCGGTCGAGCGGCTCGGGAAGCTGGCCAGTCGTCACGGGCGGCTTCTGGAACGGCAGCGACGCCAGCTTGCGAACCGTGCGGTCGTAGATGGGAAACAGCACCGTGCGCGCCAGGCGCTGCGCGTACCGGCCCGGGGTGCGCATCTCCTTCTTCGTCGCCGGCGTGAAGCGGGCGCCCGCCGCACGCATCGCACGGGTGCCAGCGCGCAGCACGCGCGGCAGCTCCCAGGCGTCCTCCATCTCGCGCCGCGTTCCGCTCCAGGTGCCTACGTCGTTTGCCATGGTCAGTCCTCGATCGTGGTGACGCGGGCCGCGATGCCGTGCGCCTCGGAGATGTAGTAGCCGATCGCGTCGGTTAGGTGCGTGAGGCCCTTGGCCTCGCTGCCCTTCTTGTCGATCTCGCCCGACCCGCCCTTGAGCAGCACCACGCCCTCAAAGTCCTTGACCACGTTGGGCGCGCGCGCCGGGTCCACGAGCAGCCGCACAACGTTGCTCGAGGAACGCAGCCGGGAGTTGACGGCGTTGAGGCGGTCGCGCACGTAGGGCGGACGCTTGGCAACGCGCCACTTGAGGCGGTCGCCGAACGCCGGCTGCAGCACCTGCCGCGCCAGGTCCCAGTCGGTGCCCTCGGTCTGGCTCGTGTGCCGCGCGCCGCCGGCGGGGTCGCCGTAGAGGTACACGTCGGCTGGATGCTTGCCGTAGTCGGCGACGAGCTTGCGGCAGACGGCGGGCGTGTTGCTGTTGCGCGGGATGTGCACCTCGCCGACGACGCACGTGCGCGTCTCGCCGTCGAGGTACTGCTCCTGCATGATGACCGCGGTTCCGGGGTCGACGTTGAAGTCGAGGGCGATGATCAGCGGTTTTCCGGGGTTGACCTGCAGCGTGCGCAGGTGGTCCTTCGCCGACCACGGGTAGTAGGCCAGCCCTTCGAACGTCACCCACTGCGCCTCATACTCCTGCGCGAACGTGAGCGGGTCGAGGTCGGCCTTCGCCTGCTCGATCTCGGCAGCGTCTACGACCGTGGCGCTGGTCCACGTGAACGACTCCCAGCCCTCGCGGGTGCCGGCTCTGCTGTAGAGCTCGTAGAACAGGCCGCGCCCCTTTGGCCGGCCCGTGAACCATGCCCAGCCAGGCGGGCGCCCGCGCGTCGACAGCGCCGGGCGGATGCTCTGCTCCCACGACTCGCGCTTCACCTCGGCGATCTCGTCGACTCCGATGCCATCGAGAGGCACGCCTTCGATGCGCTGCGGGCGGTCGAGGCCGACCACCATAAGCTGCGCGCGGCTGCGGTAGCGGATGGTCAGCTCGGACTCGCTTACCGACTCGACCCACTCCCGCGGCGAAAGCGCCTTGAGGTCGGCCCAGAAGATGCGCTTGGCCTGGTCGCGCGTCGGCGCGGCCGCGACGAAGGTGGGGCTGGGCACGCCGGTCAGGCCGGCGAGGCCACACCGCACAAGGCGGCGTTTGAGGCGTTCCGTTTTGCCACTGCGGCGACCGGCTGCGACGACGCGGAACCGCGCGCGGCTGTTGATCAGCGCGAGCTGCTCGGCGTGCTCGTCAAGCTGCACCCAACGCTCAGTCAGCACGGCGGCCCTCCATGCGGTCGATCTCGTCGAGGTCGGCGCGCAGCCGGCGGGCGTCGTCGAGGCCGTCGCCTTCCTGCGTCTCGGCCTCGAGCAACAGCTTCGTCCGGTCGATGTCGTTCTTCTCAAGCGAGGCC